TAGAGTTCACAGAGGAGATTAAAGACCTTGCTGAAGAAGCTGGGTTTAGTATGTGGGAAAATGAAAGCTGGAAGCCAGAGGGTGAGGTAGTGGACTGGGCTAGTAAGTATGACAAAGAGTTAATAAGGTTTTACCATTTAGTTAAAGAGAAGAATGGTGTGACATAACATGAAGCAACAAAAATCATCGAAAGAAATAATTAATGGTGTTAAGTATGACAACGATAAACCAGACTACACACTGCTGCCATTCAATGCGGTGGATGAAGTGGTGAAGGTATTGACGTTCGGTGCTAAGAAGTATGACCGACACAATTGGAAAAAGGTTGACAACTTGCACCTACGCTATCAGGCTGCTGCTTACAGGCACATGACAGCGTACAGTAAAGGGGAAGTTATTGATGGTGAGAGTGGACTACCCCACCTTGCACACGCTGTATGTTGTTTGTTATTTTTAATGGAAGCCGAGGAAGTATGAGTAAAGTTAAACTAGTATGGGCAACACCACAAGGTGAAGAGCTTGTTGCTTACATGGCGAGGGTGTCTAACCCAGAAAACCAAGACAAAAAAGAAACAGCACCCAAGCTCCTCAAGTATCTAGCTAACAATAAACACTGGTCTCCATTTGAAATGGTGAATGTATGTATGGAGATTGAAACAACCAGAGACATTGCTCGGCAGATACTCAGACATAGGAGCTTTTCGTTTCAAGAATTTAGTCAACGTTATGCAGTGGCTAATGACTACGCTCTGTCTGAGGTGCGTTTGCAGGATGATAAGAACAGGCAGAACTCGCTGCCAACTGAGGACAGGGAGCTACAGCGGTGGTGGGACGAGATGCAACGCACCTTAATAGCACAGGTTAGGGGTGTCTATGGCGCTGCGCTTAACAACGGCATAGCTAAAGAGGTAGCGCGTAAGTTGCTGCCTGAAGGATTGACAATGAGTAGGATGTATATGAATGGTACGTTACGTAGCTGGATGCATTACGTTGACATTCGTTGTGATGCTGCTACACAGAAAGAGCACCGAGATGTAGCAGATAAATGCAAAGCAATATTAAAGACGGAGTTTCAATCATTATTTAAGGAATGAATATGGGGTTTGCATTAACTCATCAGAAGTGTCTCACTTGCCCCAGCAGTGATGGCTTGTCATACAACGAAGACGGCAGCAGCAAGTGCTTTGTCTGTCACACATATCACCCATCCGATGGAACTGTTCAAGTGACCGAACTTAAAAAGAAACCTAAGCAAACTAAAACTCCATCGCAAGTCAAAGAAGATATGGAGGCGGGTTTCATCACTGGTATCAATGACCGTAAGATTAATATCTCAACATGCGAAACATTCGGTGTTGTTGTAACAGATCGAAGCTACTACTTCCCCTATTACAATGCCGTTAACGAGTTTATTGGTGCTAAGATTAGGGGTAAGAAGGACAAGACATTTATCAGCGAAGGTCAATGGAGTGATGGAACTTTATTTGGACAGCAGTTGTTCAGCGCAGGCGGTAAGTATGTAACCATCTACGAAGGTGAGTTTGATGCTATGGCTGGCTATCAGATGACTGGGTCTAAGTGGCCTAGCGTATCTGTTCGCAACGGTGCTGGCTCTGCATTGCAAAACTGTAAGGACAACTATGAATGGTTGTCATCGTTCGAGAATATCATCGTTTGTTTTGACAACGATGATGCTGGACGTAAGGCTTCGAGAGAAGTTGCTGAGTTGTTCGGTGGCAAGAGTAAGCTATTCAAGGGCATGAACAACTACAAGGATGCTTGTGACTTCCTAATAGGGGGAGAGAAGGACTTATTTGTTCAGCAGTGGTGGAAGGCTGATCAGCACACACCGGATGGAATTGTTAGCGGTACATCTCTTTGGGACTTAGTTAGTACACCGCTTGAACCAGCACAGTGTAGCTATCCGTGGGAAGGGTTGAATAACATGACCTATGGTATACGTCACGGTGAGCTGGTGACAATCACTGCTGGTAGTGGATTGGGTAAGAGTCAGTTGTTGCGAGAAATTGTATGGCATTTATTACAGAACATTGACGACAACATTGGCTTGATGTTCTTAGAGGAAAGCATTCGCAAGACTGGCTTGTCTATGATGTCATTGGCTGCTAACGTTCCGATGCACCTGCCAGACACACCGACCACTGACAAAGAAAGACGTGATGCTTATGAAGCTACGCTCGGCACTGGTCGTCTGTTCTTATTCGATCACTTCGGCAGCACAAGCGTTGACAACATCGTTAATCGTGTGCGATACTTGGCTAAGGCTTTGTCATGCAAGTATATCTTTGTGGATCACATCTCAATCATTGTGTCAGCACAAGAGAGTGGTGATGAGCGCAAGGCTATTGACGAGATTATGACGAAGCTTCGTATGCTGGTTCAAGAAACTAACATTGCTTTGTTTGTGGTGTCACACCTTAAGCGTCCTGAGGGTAGGGGACACGAAGAAGGTGCAGCAACATCTCTTGCTCAGTTAAGAGGTAGTGGTTCGATTGCACAGCTTAGTGATATGGTTATTGGAGCAGAGAGAGACGGTCAAGCTGAAGACTTAACCGTTCGTAATACAACACACGTTCGTGTTCTAAAGAATCGTTTCAGTGGTACAACAGGGCCAGCATGTAGCTTGCTCTACACCAAAGAAACTGGAAGGATGTTAGAATACGAACCAATCGAAGACGTTCTTTAAGGAAACAAAATGCTAGCAACTATACTTTTATTCTCAATGTTTGTACTACTCCGTTCGATTGGTTGATCATGGATTGGATATATGACATTGAAACTTATCCGAATGTGTTTACGTTCTCTGCCATTGATGCCAATGGTGAGAATGAAGTGGCGTTCGAATGCTCAACTCGTAAGAATGATGTAGCTGATCTGCTGTCTTTTCTTGACAAGCTTCGTAAGAACAAGGACAGGATGATTGGATTTAACAACGTTGGCTTTGACTACCCTGTTGTCCATGACCTCTTGTCTGTTCGTGAGAAAGCTTTAACTGTCAGTGGTAAGGCTGTAGCTGTACGCACATACAAGAAAGCTCAGATGGTTATCGGTGCTGAGAATGTGTTTCAAAAGATAGTCAGGGTTTCTGATGAGCATGTTAATCAGGTTGACTTGTTTAAGATTCATCACTTCGACAACAGGGCTAGGTCAACTAGCTTGAAAATGATTGAGTTTAATATGCGATCAGACACCATCGAAGATCTACCCTATGAGGTTGGCACCAATCTTGAGGATGATCAGATAGATGTATTGCTTAAATACAACATGCATGATGTACGTGAGACATTAAAGTTTTATAACCACTCATTACCAATGCTTTCTTTCCGTGAAGAGCTGACTAACAAGTATAAGCGTAGCTTCATCAATCACAACGATACAAAGATTGGTAAAGATTATTTCATTATGCGTCTTGAAGAAGAGATGGAAGGTAGCTGTTACAAACGTGTTAATAATAAGCGTGTCATTCAACAAACTATTCGAGAATCAATTAACATCGGTGATTGCCTGTTCAACTACTACGACTTTGAACGTCCTGAGTTTATATCTGTGCTGGAATGGTTTCGCAACAAAGAAATCACAGAGACTAAGGGTGTGCTAAGCAGCATCCCTGAAGATGAGCTTGGTGATGTTGCACCGTTTGCTGACATGCTTACAAAGCGTAAGAAGTTCTTCTTCAAGCCGAGTGATGAGAGTGTTGAAAAGTTCATGGCAGAGCACCCTGCTGGATGGATTGATGCTGTTGAGTTGAAGACAAAGAAGAAGGGTGAAAAACAATTCTCCTATTGGGGGTGTTGGAATGTCGCTGACAACTTGAATGTTGTTGTCGATGGTTTCCGTTTCGACTTTGGTACTGGTGGCATTCATGGATCAATTAGTGATGCGGCTGTTGAAGAGGATGATGATCACTTCATCATTGATGCTGACGTTGCTTCGATGTACCCAAACATTGCCATTGCCAACCGTGTATTCCCTGAGCATTTAGGTGAACGCTTTTGTGACATCTACGAAGACGTATACCAACAACGCAAAAGCTATGCCAAAGGTACTGTCGAGAATGCAATGCTGAAGCTGGCATTGAACGGTGTATATGGTGACAGCAACAGTCAGTACAGTCCGTTCTATGATTCGAAGTACACAATGTCAATCACCATCAATGGTCAGCTATCATTATGTTTGTTAGCAGAGAAGTTGATGGGTATTGAAGGCTTGTCTCTTATCCAAGTTAACACTGACGGCATCACTGTCAAACTTCCTAAGAACAAGAAGGATGTTTATGATATAATCTGTGATGAGTGGCAGAAGCAAGTTGGTTTAGATTTAGAGTTTGCTTTCTATAGTAAGATGATTGTCCGTGACGTGAACAACTACATTGCTGTTTACACTGACGGTAAGGTTAAGCGTAAGGGCGCATACCAATACGAAGGGCTAGGCTGGCATCAAGATCAAGGCGGTCTTGTTATTCGCAAGGCTGCTGAGGCACACATCTTACATAGAGCTGACATACGTAACTTTATTACAAACCACGAAGACAACTACGACTTCATGATGCGTACTAAGGTGCCAAGAAGTAGCAAGCTCGTGCTAGTATTAGCTGATGGTACAGAACAGGTTCAACAAAACACCTGTAGGTTTTATGCTTGCAGGGCTGGTGCAGATCTTGTTAAGGTTATGCCGCCGTTGAAGGATGATTTAGAACCACGTAGACTTTCAATCGGAGCTGGTTGGGGTATGTGGGTTTGCAATAATGTCAAGGACTTTAATCGTGAAGACCTTGATTATAATTACTACGTTGACATGGCTGAGAAGCTTATCATCGGGTAACGTTAATTAGGCTAACGTCATAGCCTTTATTTTGATTGGAAATTATATGACTGAAGATTTGAAAGTAAAGATTAAGTGTGACATCTACTGGGCACAAACACACAAGCTGAATGAGATGTCTGGCAAGTACCAACTCAATCTGTGTAACCTAAGCGATAGCGCTGTGGAAGCATTGGAAAGTATGGGCATCACTATTGCAGAAGACTCAGAGAAGAGGCCTGAGATGGGTAAGTACATCACATGCAAGAGTAACAACCCCATGCGCTCACATGACTCTGATGGTATGGAGATTCCAGCTGATGTGATAATTGGTAACGGTAGCGTTGGTAAAGCTTTGGTTAGCTCTTACGAATGGAAGTACAAGAATAAGAAAGGTAACAGCCCATCGCTGAAACGACTGGTGGTTACTGACTTGGTTGAGTATGTTAATGCTGGTGGTGTAGAACTGGATGATGAAGACGTTCTGTGAAAATCTTAATAGATGCTGACATCGTAGCCTATCGCTGTGCTGCCGCTTGTGAAAACGAGAAGGTGAGCATGGCTATCATGAACACTAACAGGTCTCTTGCTGAGATCATTATGTCAGTGGATCATGATGATAGGTTTTACGATGATTGGGATCTCTATCTAACTGGTAAGACTAACTTTAGATTTGATGTTGCGGTCACTGCCATATACAAAGGTAACCGTGCCAACAAAACTAAACCTCGTCACTTAAAAGATGTTCGTGAACATATGGTTAAGGAGTGGGGTGCAGTTATCTACGAAGGTTATGAAGCTGATGATGCAATTACTACTGAGGGTCAAACTCTCAACGGTGATTGCATCATCGTCTCAATTGATAAAGACTTTAAACAGTTCTCTGGTTGGCATTACAATCCTGTGAAGCGTGAGAAATTCTTCGTCACCCCTTATGAGGGTATGAGGTTTTTCTACATGCAGATCTTGATGGGCGACAGTGCAGACAATATCATTGGCCTTGATCGCGTTGGTCCTAAGACAGCTGAGAAGATGTTAAAGAGTTGCGAGACTGAGATTGATATGTATAATGTTTGTATGGAAGCCTACCAATCTGAAGATAGAATTCTTGAGAATGCAAGATTGCTATGGCTTCGAAGAACACCTAATGAAATGTGGACATCACCGAATGACTGATACCTTTGAACTTGAAGACCGAGACACTCTGATCGTTCTTCGTCCTGACCTAGATGCTGAAGGCAAGATGATTCCTAA